ACTGGTTGATCGTTTATACAATGTAGGTGCTCATGATGTAAAAATTGTTGAGACCCTAGTTGATGCAGACAACATTGAAGATGCAGATCTTGAAACTAAAGATACAATGACTCTTCTCAATGAATACATTGATGAAGTAGAGATTGCCGTAGACAAAAGTTCTTTGAAGTCTTTGATGAGAACACTATATATTGAAAGCTGTAATGTTTCCTAATGTTCGTCTTAACAATAGAAAATCATCCAGAAGGTGTATATTCTGTTTTTGACGAAGCAGAGAATAGGGTCATTCCTATTTTCTTAGCTAATGACGATGCAGAAAGATATTTGATGATGATGCAATCAGAGGAGGACTATCCTCCAATGCAGGTTGTGGAAATGGAAGATCATGTTATAATAGGAGCATGTCAAGATCGTGGACAACGGTTTTCCATTATCACACCTGACGATTTTTTAATACCACCCGATGATCCTGCTTAAATGATTATATTTGAAAAGATCCGTTGGAAGAATTTTCTATCCACGGGTAATGTTTTTAGTGAAATTGATTTAGAAGAAGGTAGAACAAATTTAATCGTTGGTAGCAACGGAGCAGGTAAGAGCACTATCCTAGATGCTCTTACTTTTTCTTTGTTTGCAAAACCATTTCGTAAAATTAGTAAAGGATCTCTAGTCAACAGCATCAATGAAAAAGATTGTATGGTTGAGATAGAGTTTCGTATTGGTAAGCTAGATTATAAAGTTATTCGTGGTATCAAACCTAATAAGTTTGAGATCTATTGTAATGGTCAATTGTGGAATCAGGAGAGTTCTGTAAACGAACAGCAGAAAAACTTTGAGCAGAATGTGCTCAAGATGAATTACAAATCATTTACGCAGATTGTTGTGTTGGGATCATCTACATTTATCCCATTCATGAAATTACCTGGTGGTCAGCGTCGTGATATTATTGAAGACATTTTGGACATTCAAGTATTTTCTACTATGAATGTTCTTCTTAAAGATAAGATGCGTGATAATAATGATGAAGTTCGTGACATTAATTATCAAATTGATCTTCTAAAGGATAAGATTGAATTGCAAAAGCAAACTATGCTTACTTTAGAAAAGAGAAATCAAGAAGAGATTGATCGTAAGAAAGAAAAGATACTTGAATATAGGAAGAGTGAGCTACAGGGTACAGAAGATGTTGAGAAATTAACACAACAAATCTGTAATCTTAATAAAGAAATGCAGGAGTATCATCAATCAAGTGAAAAATTGAAGAAGTTGAACACATACTTGATCAAGGTGACACATAAGTTGAACACATGTAAGAAGGAACTTGAGTTTTTCGAGAACAATCATGTGTGTCCTACGTGTACACAAGACATATCAAAAGAGTTTCGTGATTTAAAATTGAGTGACGGTAAAGGTAAGGTCAATGATATTAATGTGGGGTGTGAAGAACTCAAGTCAGCTATAAAGGATGAAGAAGAAAGAAATGAAAAGTTTGTCACCTTGTCACTTGAAGTTAATGAATTAAATACCAAGGTATCTCAAAATAATTTTCAATTAATGACAATCCGCAAACAAGTGGATTCACTTGAAGAAGAGATTAAAGAATTGCAAGGTGATAGTGTTGATAAGAAAGAAGAGTATAATAAATTAGAAACTCTTGTTAAAGATAGAAAAGATTTAAGTAAGCAACAAGCTAGCTTAAAATCTGATCGTGATGTTCTTACAACAGCAGGTCAACTCCTTAAAGATAATGGTATCAAGACTAGGATAATCAAAACCTATCTTCCTACTATGAATAAATTGATTAACGATTTCTTACAGAGGATGGAGTTTTATGTCAATTTCACTCTTGATGAGAACTTTGAGGAGCAAATCAAGTCTAGATATCGTGATGTATTCTCTTACGATAGTTTCAGTGAAGGAGAGAAAGCTCGTATTGACATCGCTCTGTTGCTTACTTGGCGTAGCATTGCTAAACTTAAGAATTCTGTGGATACTAACCTATTGATCTTGGACGAGATCTTTGATGGATCGCTTGACCAATCGGGTACTTCTGATCTAGGATGGATACTTCGCAATTTTGATGACAGTACCAAAGTGTTTGTAATCAGTCATAAGCAGGGTATGGACGATAAGTTCGACCGTACTATCTCTGTGGAGAAGGTCAAGAACTACTCAACCCTCAATGTGACAATCAACGAAGTGACACATGGACTGGTTGGCTAGTCCATTTCTTTGTTATGATGTATACATCAGCAAAGGAAACACATGGCAAACAACAAAGAAATCAAAGGTAATCTAGCAAGACTTCTAGCTACAGAGAACCTCGTTGTAGAACATAAGCAAACTCCTACAGCATATTTTGATGTTGATCGTAGAGTGTTGACTCTTCCTACTTGGGACAAAGCATCTGATATAGTATATGATATGCTTGTAGGTCATGAGGTTGGACACGCATTGTTCACACCTAATAAGGACTGGAGATATGATGTTGATTGCCCTAAAGATTTTGTGAACGTTATTGAGGATGCTCGTATTGAGAAATTAATGAAGCGTAAGTATCCTGGTCTTAAGAAGAGTTTTGCTGGTGGTTATAAAGAATTAAATGATAGAGATTTCTTTGATACTCATAGTCAAGATCTTGGTTCCTTCAGTTTAATTGATCGTATCAATCTTCATTTTAAAATTGGTGCTGATGCACTTATTCCTTTCTCTATTGAAGAGAAAGTATTTGTTGCTCGTACAGATCTTGCTGAAACTTTTGAAGAAGTTTTAAAAATTGCTCTTGATGTACATGAGTTCAGTAACCAGTTCGAGCAAGTTGCTGAGACACCTGTAGGTTCTCCTGAGCAATCTGATGAAGGAGAAGATCAAGATGAAGAAGATCAAGTAGAATCTGAAGAGGAAAATTCTGAAGAAGGTTCAGATGAAGATCAACCTAATACTCTACCTAACTTTGGTGGTGCGAGTTCTACATCTAATGCAGATATCAATCCAGATGATTATGAAGAAGATGATATGAATGATGGTTCTGAAGGTGGAGACACTTCTGAAACACAACGTTCTTTCAATGAAAAAGCAGAAAAACTTTCTTCTCGTAATTATGGTGGTCGCAACACTACATATATTGAGATTCCTAAAAAAGTTGATTTAGATAATCACCTTGTAGATTGGACTGTTCTTCACGATTGGATTGATAGTCAAGCATCTGATGCAGAAGGTGTTTATGATGATGTTGATAATGCATATCGTGAGTTCCGTCAGTCATCTCAGAAGGAAGTAAATTATCTTGTTAAAGAGTTTGAGTGTCGTAAGTCTGCTGATGCTTATGCTCGTGCAGGTGAATCTAAGACTGGTGTACTTGATACTACTAAGTTACATACTTATCTCTATAATGATGATATTTTTAAGAAGGTAACTGTTGTTCCTGATGGTAAGAATCATGGTCTTATCTTTATCCTTGATTGGTCTGGTTCTATGCAGAATGAGTTGTTAGCTACTGTTAAGCAACTTCTTAATCTAACTTCATTCTGTAAGAAAGTTCAAATCCCATTTGAAGTATATGCATTTACTAATGAGTGGTATGCAGCAAAACGTGCTATAGAAAATGTAGCAGGTAATGATTCAGATGATTATGATTATTATGGTCGTACTTGGGATGGATTGAAGAAGAATGAATTCTATATTGATTCACGTTTCTTCCACTTGATGAACTTTGTTTCTTCACGTTCTAACTCTCGTGACTATGATCGTATGTGTAGGAACTTGTTTAGGGAAGCAAACTACTATAGAAATTATGGTGGTTATCAAAACACAATTGGTGTTGGTCTTTCTGGTACACCATTGAATGAAGCAATCGTAATGCTCAATTACATTATTCCTGAGTTCAAGAAGAATAATGATCTACAGAAAGTTAATGTTTGTATATTAACTGATGGTGAAGCATGTCAATCTGCCTATGGTAAAGAGAGATATGATGATTATAAAGATGAGAATATTATTCGTCCTTACCGTATTGATTGGGGTAATGCTCTTCGTGATCGTCAGACTGGTCGTGTATATCCTGAGTTTGAATATGACACTGTTACTAACATCTTTATTCAGCAGGTTCGTGACCGTAATCCTAACGTAAATGTAATTGGATTCCGTATTCTTCAGGGTAGTCAGTTGTCCAGTTTTGTTCAACGCTATGGTTCATTTGAGTCATACTCTGATATCCAAAAACAATGGAAGAAAGAGAAGTCTGCAATCATTCCTAATCCTGCAGCATTTACTGCTCTCTATGCTATCAATAACAGTGCTCTAAATCAGAGTACAGAGTTAGATGTTGAAGCAGGTGCTAAGAAGGGTGACATTTCTAGAGCATTTAAAAAGATGCTTAAGAGTAAGTCCACTAACAAAAAGCTACTCAATTCATTCGTAGAGTATGTCAGTTGACAAACTGGTACACATGGGGTCGCATTGACCCCAAAACATACTATACTATATTCATAGACAAGAAAACACATCATGCCATTCGCTCCTGTTCCAGTTACAACTGAAGACCTAGTTACATACCTTTCTGATAAGGTTGGTACTGAGGTAAATACTAAGCAACTTTTTGAAGCATCAGAACATTTTAACTGTTCTTTAGCTACTGTTAAAAAGAGACTTAAATCATATAAGCAGGGTATTGGCAAGTGGAACCTAACTGTTCAAGAAAAACTTGAGCAAACTTACCAAGCACCTTCTGCTATTCCTGCTGTTCAGCAAAATCTTATTCCTGATAAGGATCCAAACTTTGTTCCTTTCGGTAACTTCTCTGATGTAAAGAAAATCATCAGTTCTAAAATGTTTTATCCTACATTCATTACTGGTCTTTCAGGTAATGGTAAGACAGTTAGTGTAGAACAAGCATGTGCTCAACTAAATAGAGAACTGATTCGTGTAAACATAACCATTGAAACTGACGAAGACGATCTTATTGGTGGGTTTCGCCTTGTTAATGGTCAAACTGCTTGGCACAACGGACCTGTGGTGGAAGCTTTGGAGAGGGGAGCAGTGTTGCTTCTAGATGAAGTTGATCTAGCATCTAACAAGATCCTCTGCCTTCAGTCTATCCTAGAAGGTAAGGGTGTCTTCCTTAAGAAGACTGGTCGTTATGTAACACCATCATCAGGATTTAATATTGTAGCTACTGCAAACACTAAGGGTAAAGGATCTGAGGATGGTAGGTTCATCGGTACTAACGTATTGAACGAAGCATTCCTTGAGAGATTTGCATTGACATTTGAGCAAGAGTATCCTACAGTTGCTACCGAGACTAAGATTCTCCAGAAAGCAGCAGGCAACCTTGGTGTACTTGATGAAGAGTTCTGCTCTAATCTTGCTAACTGGGCAGATATAATCCGTCGTACTTTCAAAGACGGTGGTATTGATGAAGTAATTTCTACACGTAGACTTGTACACATCATTCGTGCCTTCGCTATCTGGCAGGATCGTATGAAGGCAATCAAAGTTTGTGTTAATCGTTTTGACGATGAGACCAAGCAATCATTCATCGAACTTTATGATAAGATCGATGCTGACGTTCAACCTAACGGAGAAGAATCTGATGACCAAACCGTTTGATGGATATCTTGGACACATCCTCCGTCTTAAAGACGGTAGGAGTGTCCGTATCATTGGAGATGGAGGTGAGGAGTGGAAAGCAAATCACAAAATTAATGTGATTGACCTTGACGGAAATGAATTTCAATGTTATCATGGGGATATAGATCATGTCTGGAGTGAAAATTGAAGTACAATGAAGGTGAGATCCTCAAAGAGATCTCAGACTATGTGTCCAGTACCTATAGTGCACACTACAGTAAGAATGGGATTCAAACATTAGATCTCATTGATTCTGTTGGTGATGCTGAAGCATTCTGTAGGTCTAATATTTTGAAATATGCTTCACGTTATGATAGGAAGGGTTCAGCACGTAAGGACATCATTAAGATTGCTCATTACGCTATTCTCCTTTTGCACTTTAGTGATAAGCAAGCTAAAGCTAACCAGATTAACGCAAACAACCCTACATCCTTTTCAGTTGATTATGACAAATGAGTAAAGTAACACTATCCAAAAAAACATTAGACGTTCTTAAGAACTTTTCGACTATCAATTCATCTATTGTATTTCGTCAAGGTTCAACAGTTAGAACTATATCTAATGCAGAAAACATTCTAGCAAAATTTACTGGAGAAGAAGTATTTCCTTCTGACTTTGCAATCTATGATCTTAGTCAGTTCCTTAGTGGTATCTCTTTATTCAACGATCCTCAATTAGAGTTTACATCTACTGATTTTGTTAATATCCGTGGAGGTCGTCAGTCTGCTAAGTATTACTTCTCTGATCCTGAGATTACACTAAAGTCTGCACCAGAAAAGAATGTAAAGTTTCCTGGTGCTGATGTGGAATTTACTCTTTCTGCTGATGATCTTATAGCTTTACAAAAAGCATCTGCAGTTTATAGTTTACCTGATCTTACTTTTTATTCTGAAGAAGGTTCTGATCAAATCAAACTTATTCTTAGGGACAAAGAAAATGATACCAGTAATACTTACGATATCACCGTTGCAGGTTGTGCTACTGGTACCTATTCTCTTGATCTTAAGATTGAGAACATTCGTGTTTTACCAGGTGACTATTCTGTTAAAGTATCTCAACATCTAATTTCTGAATGGATTAATACTGATGTTGATCTAACCTATTATATTGCACTTGAACCTTGAGTAAAGAATTTTTATGGGTGGAGAAATACCGCCCACATATTATTGATGACTGTATACTCCCTCAGACTATTAAGGATGTGTTTAAGGGTTTCGTCAAGCAAGGTGAACTTCCTAACCTCTTGTTAAGTGGTACTGCAGGTGTAGGTAAAACTACAATTGCTAAAGCTTTGTGTGATGAGATTGGTGCTTCCTATATTATAATCAATGGATCTGACGAAGGTCGTTTTCTAGACACAGTGAGAAATCGTGTAAGGCAATTTGCTACTACAGTCTCATTGACCTCTGGAGCGTCTCACAAGGTCGTTATTATAGATGAGGCAGATAACACAACCAACGATGTTCAGTTGTCCTTGAGGACTGCTGTAGAGGAGTTTCATAGTAACTGCCGTTTTATCTTTACATGCAACTTTGTTAATAAGATTATTGAACCGTTGCATTCACGTTGTACAGGTGTTGATTTTAGAATTAAACCCGAACAAGCAGTGAAACTACAAGGTGAGTTCTTCACTCGTCTTAAAACGATTCTTACAAATGAAAATGTTAAATTTGAAGATAAAGTTCTGGCTAAACTTGTTAGGAGGTATTATCCTGACTGGCGTAGGCTTATCAATGAGTGTCAACGCTATTCTGCTAGTGGAGCCATTGACTCAGCTATTCTTGTTGATGTTGCTGATGTTAATCTTGATACTCTTCTTTCGTCGTTAAAGAAGAAAGATTTTACCACAGTTAAAAACTGGGTAGTACAGCACATGGATAATGATCCTACAATGGTCATGCGTAAGATCTATGATAGTTTGTATGATGTATTAAAACCTTCTTCTATTCCTGAAGCAGTTTTAGTCATTGCCAAATACATGAACAATATTCCTATTGTTCCTGACCAAGAAATAAATTTGTTAGCTTGCCTAACAGAAATTATGATGAGTTGTGAATTCAAATGATTACTAAAGAAAAACAGAGAAACCAAGTAAAGTCTAAATTCTATTACATCTTTTGGGGTGTAGCTACATTTTCTGTAGTTGCTGGACAAGTGTATGTTGGTTCTGGGTATAGAGCATTCGCTAATTCTCTAAACAGAATCTTTGATACTATTGAAATCGAATATAAAACTGGACCTAGATTTTACTAATGAAATCTGAAACAGCAAAGAAACTTATATCAAATATAAGATTTGGTCAGACTAGAAATGCTGCTAGAAAAAGTAAAGGTCAAGGTTTAACTGTTAAAGATATTGATCTTACTCCTGATGATTTGATTAGGAAGTTCCAAGATCAAGATGGTAAATGTTATTGGTCTGGTATTGCTTTAGATGAAAGTTACAATTACATAACAAGACATCCATTAGCAATATCTGTAGATAGACTAGAGAATAAGAAAGGATATACATTTGATAATGTTGCTCTAACTCTTAGAGTGTTTAATTTAGGGAAAGCTTCATACACAGGAGACTTTTCCGAAGTAGTTCAAACCATTAAAGAATCTTGGAAATGAAACGAACACAAAACAAAGAAAACTATTATTACCTATTCTGGATTGTAGCTATGGTTGCTTTTATAGTACCACAAGTAGTTACTGCATTTGCTTACCATAGACTTGCAGACCATCTAGATGGTACAATTAAAGTTGAGGTTATTGACAGTGCCACAAACGATTAAATCATTAAAAACACCCCTTAGATATCCTGGTGGGAAGAGTAGAGCAACTGTAAAGCTTGGACAATTCTTTCCTAATATGGATAGGTATAGAGAGTTTAGGGAACCTTTTCTTGGTGGTGGTTCTGTAGCATTGTATGTTACAAAGATGTTTCCACACTTAGAGATCTGGGTTAATGATCTATATGAACCTCTATACAATTTCTGGTGTGAGTTACAACACAACGGACAGGATCTTGAAGATGCTATTTTGTCTTTGAAGAATATGCATCCAGATAGAACAACCGCCAGAGAACTATTCAACAAATCAAAAGAAGATGTAAATGACAAAGAAAAATCAAACCTTGCTCGTGCCTGCGCTTTTTATATCGTTAATAAGTGTTCCTTTAGTGGTCTTACTGAATCTTCCTCGTTCTCCCCACAGGCATCCGAATCAAACTTCTCCTTTAGAGGAATTGAAAGACTTAGCGACTACTCCAAACTCATTGAAAACTGGACAATAACAAATCTTTCTTATGAGAGAATGTTGTCAGATGAGAAAGACGTATTCTCATACTTAGATCCACCTTATGATATTAAGGATAACCTTTATGGTAAGAAGGGTGATATGCATAAGAGATTTGATCATGATGAATTTGCTAATTGGTGTGATACATATTGTGGTCACCAGTTGATTTCATATAACTCTGATCAGATTGTTAAGGATCGTTTCAAGGAGTGGACAGCTGCAGAATTTGCACACACTTACACCATGAGGTCTGTGGGATGCTATAATACAGATCAAGCAAAGAGGAAGGAATTAGTCCTTATGAATTATGAAGTGTGAAGTTAAACTATTCAAAGCAGGCACCGTCTTCACTGAAGAAGTTATCGCCGTTGATTACCAAGATGCACGTAAGGTAGCTCTTGCTCGTAATCCTGGTGCTACTGTAGTTGGTGTTACTGCAAAATTTAAGTAAATTTGATGATTAAATTATGGAAGATATGGAAGTATGCATTGGGTAGCTTCTCTGATGAAAAAACTGAACCCTATGACAATTACATTGTTCTGGTACGTTCTGTTATATTCATTTCTTATCTCATTACTAACTGTTTTATTATTAGCGGAGTAATTCGCCACTGGAATAATGTACCAACTGAAAGATTATCTTTATTCAATCAACCAATCAAAGAGAAATATTTTAAATGATGATATTGACGCTGAACGAAAGTATCCACCATATATCGTTAATAGATGCTTGTCTTCTTTCACTGATACTATTCTATATGTTAACGAATTAAATAAAAATCCCCACCTGCCAAAGAAGATGCAGTATGATTTTTTACTAAATAGTGTGAAACCCAGAAAGAGATTTTCTCCTTGGGCGAAAAAAGATTCTATTGATTATCTTGAGTTAGTAAAAGAGTATTATGGTTATAATGACGATAAAGCTCTACAAGCTCTTAGAATTCTCACCAAGGATCAACTAGATCATATTACAAAAGCATTGAGCAAAGGTGGTAAACATGAGCGGTGAAATTGAAGTTCAATGGAAACAATCAGACATGGTTGAAGTTGCATTGAATGAACCAGATGACTTTTTAAAGGTGAGAGAAACACTAACTAGGATTGGTGTTGCATCACGTAAAGAAAGAAAAATCTATCAGTCCTGTCATATCTTACATAAACAAGGAAGATATTTTATTGTACACTTTAAAGAATTGTTTGCCCTTGATGGCAAAAATACTAATCTTTCTTTGAATGATGTACAACGTCGTAATAGAATTGTACAACTGTTAGTTGATTGGGGACTAGTTAATATTTCTTTGGAAAGTAAAGAAAAGATTTCTGATTTAGCTCCATTGAATCAGATTAAAGTTTTATCTTTCAAAGAGAAAAAAGATTGGACGCTTGAGAGTAAGTATAATATTGGTCGTAAGAAAGAAGATTAAGGTAGCATAAACCGTAGTATTTACATGGGTTTCACGTACCATCCTTTAAGAGTTTTGTGGTTAAATAATAGTGTGATGCCTTAGGGGTCACATAAACATACGTCGCTCAAGGAGGACACTACGATGGTAACATTCGATTGGGATACCTATACCCCATACATGTTAGGTTTTGATGATGAAATCAATAGGATCAACAGACTTGCATCTTTCGCATCAGGTGGAACAAGTTACCCACCATACAACATTATTTCTGGATCTGATAATAGAACCATACTGGAAGTTGCTCTTGCTGGATTCGCAAAAGAAGATATTGAAGTCGCAACAGAACAAAACATCTTAACAATTAGATCTTATCCTAAAGAAAAAGAATCTGTAAAATATGCTCATAAAGGAATCGCTTCTAGATCCTTTAGTAAGAGTTGGCAGTTAGGTGAAGACATGGAAGTTAAGGATGTGGACTATGAGAATGGTATGCTCACAGTACAGCTACAGAAGATAGTCCCTGAAGGGAAGCAAAAGAAGATTTGGTTCTCAGGAAACAAAGAACTAGAAGCTTCTAAATAAAACATATCGTCGCCGTGAGGAGTCCCTGGCAAAACCCAGGTTGACTCCTCCTTTTTTTCGTGTTATAATAAATTCAAACGCTTATAGCTATGGCAGTATCTATCGTTACGTTAAAGACGGGAGATCGAATCATTACTGAGTTAAAAGAAATTTTTGATGAGGAGGGTGAAGACCGTAAAGGTGTCTGCCTACTCATGGAAGATCCTTATATCTTAAATCTTGATGGCGGTACTCCTCAATATCTAACTGAATCTCATGGTATGGAATACCAAGTTAAATTCAGTAAATGGAATCCTTACACTCCAGATTGGCAATTTAAAATTCCATATGATAGTGTAATGACCATTAGCACTCCTGAACCAGGATTGCAAAATGCATATGAAAATAAAATTAAAGAAAAAAAAGAAACTGAAACTGTTAAACCAGAGGTATTAAATGACTGAACAAACACCTACTAAAGAACCTGTACAAATACCAATGAAAACTAATCACAATATTCGTATTGTGAATTTAGCTACTGGTGATAATGTCCTTTGTATTTTTGGTGAACTTCGTAATGAAGAGGATAATAATAAGGTTGTAGGATATAAGATGGTGTATCCATTTAAACTTTCTCTTGGGGAAATTAATGAAGAGAATGGTACTATCCCTATTAACTATTCACGTTGGTGTCCTTTTTCTCCAGTAGAAGAGCATCGTCTTGGTGGAGAACATATTATTAGTGTTGTATTTCCTGATAATAATATTCTTGACAATTTTGTCAATAGATTAAAAGGTGTTGGAATACAAGAAGACCAAATTTTCTGGGAGGATCCTCAAAATGGAGATAACAGCGAATCTACTGAAGCTGCATGATGAATGGATTGTTGCTCAGGTAGAAGCAGTTGAGGGTGACACTTTACCAGGTGACCCTGATATATGGTTAGTTCAACCACATGTGGTAGACTGTGAAGGTCAGCTAACCCCATGGGCAACACACTCATCGGAGACTGAATTTAATGTTAGGTCTTCTGACATTACTATTGTGACTAATCCAAGCAAGGCAATTCTTGCTCGCTATATTGAATGTATTGAATGAAATTTTACACTAGTGTAGAGCAAGCAGGCAATCGTCTGCTTGTCCGTGGTTATGAAAATGGTAACAGGTATAGCGTGAGGGTTCCTTTCAACCCCACGCTATATTTGCCTACACAGAACTATTCAGAATGGCGTACACTAGAAGGAGAATGTGTAGAACCACATAAGTTTGGTTCTATATCAGAAGCTAGAGAGTTTGTAAAACAATACAAAGAAGTTCCTGATTTTGAAATCTATGGTAACTCTCGTTTTTTATATCAATACATTGCTGAGAAACATCCTGAGTTTATAAAATTTGATAGCAGTAAAATTCGTGTCTTTACTATTGACATTGAGACTGCTGCTGAGAATGGATTCCCTGATATAGAATCAGCAGATCAAGAGATATTAGCGATCAGTATTAAGGACTCCTTTACTGGTCGCATTACTGTCTGGGGTGCTAGACCTTTTGACAATAAAGATCCTGAAGTTGATTACATGCACTTCAGGTCAGAAGAAAATATGTTGGGAGCATTTCTTGAATATTGGCAAGCAAATTATCCTGATGTAATTACAGGTTGGAACGTACAGCTATTCGATATGCCGTATATTCGCAACCGTATTGATCGTATTCTTGGTGAGAAGTTTACTAAACTTTTATCTCCATGGAGACTTGTTTCTACCCGTGAGATTTTTATCAAGGGTAGAAAACAATTTGCGGTTGATACACTTGGTATATCAACGTTAGATTATCTTGAGTTATATAAGAAATTTACTTATACTAACCAAGAGAGCTATCGTCTTGATCACATATGTATGGTTGAACTTGGACAGAAGAAATTAGATCACTCTGAGTTTGATACATTCAAAGAGTTTTATGAAAACGATTGGCAGAAATTTATTGAGTATAACATTCATGACGTTCGTTTAGTTGATAAACTAGATGACAAGATGAAACTCATTGATCTTGCATACACTATGGCATATGATGCTAAGGTGAATTATGAAGATGTGTTTAGTCAAGTTCGTATGTGGGATAATTATATTTACGTTGAACTTCTGAAACGTAACATTGCTATTCCTCCTAAGAAACAAAATGACAAATCTGAAAAATACGCAGGGGCTTATGTCAAGGAACCGATACCAGGACGCTATAATTGGGTGGTCAATTTTGATCTCAATAGCTTGTATCCTCATCTCATTATGCAATACAATATCAGTCCAGAAACCCTCAGGGAGACTAGACATCCCAACGCAAGCGTTGAAGGGATTCTAAACAAACAGACTGTTATTGATGGAGAGTTTGCTGTATGTGCTAATGGAGCACAGTACAGGAAAGATAAGCATGGGTTTTTACCATTGATGATGCAGAAGATGTATGACTCTAGGGTCATCTTCAAGAAGAAAATGATTGAGGCAAAGAAACAGTATGAGAAAACTCCTACTGTTGAACTCTCTAAAGAAATTGCTCGCTGTAACAATATTCAGATGGCAAAGAAGATTTCTTTGAACTCTGCTTATGGTGCTATTGGTAATGAACACTTTCGTTATTATCGTCTAGCAAATGCAGAAGCTATTACACTCTCAGGTCAAGTCTCAATTAGATGGATTGAGAACAAGATGAATGGTTATCTAAATAAACTACTCTCTACTGATAACTTTGATTACGTCATTGCATCTGACACCGATTCAATATATCTTAATCTTGGACCTCTTGTTGATAAATTTTTTAGTAATAAGTCTGGTGATAAGGTTCGGATCGTTGAGCTATTGGACAAGATCTGTAAAGATAAGTTGGAACCGTTCATCGATTCCTGCTATAAAGAGCTTGCGTCGTATGTTTCGGCGTATGACCAAAAAATGATAATGAAGAGAGAGAACATTGCTGATCGTGGAATTTGGACTGCTAAAAAGAGATACATATTAAACGTGTGGGACTCAGAAGGAGTTCGATACAAAGAACCCAAGATGAAAATCATGGGACTAGAAACAGCTAGGTCATCAACACCTGCTTATTTTAGGGATAAATTATATGCAGCATTCAAGATCATTATCGGCAAAACAAATGATGAACTTATCTCTTTTATCAATGA